CGACCGTTCGTTGGAACAGTGATATTTGAAACACGAGAAATGGTGATTGATTCACCTTTTGATTTTCCGTAACCCTCTTCAGGATTTACGAATTGCATGAATTTACATTCAGCAATCGCCGCCATACGCAGCTTGCTTGACATTTGGTGATTCTTAAAAACACCTGAAGGCGCGTCATATTGCCATTGAAACATGATAACTCCTTTGAAGTTATGTAACCTTTAGCAAGACAACGCTCCTCTTAGCCTATCTAAGATTCACTTTGCATTGCTGTTCGTTTACTAGTTGAACGAACTTGGTCAATAAATGAAATCTTTTTTTCTGTAGTTTGCTTTTTGGTAGCTGTAGCAGATTGTAGTCCCGATGTCGGTGAGTTTACAACTTTACTTGATAGCACTTGTTTTGGTAATGCTTTTTCCTTCAAGGAATTGATATACGCACGAGTCTGCTTTGCAATTTCCTCTAGGCCTTTATTAGCTGGTAAATCTTTAATTAATTCCCAATTTCTTTGAGTCACAAGATTAACTTCTTCTTGCCAATCAACCAAATCAGAATTGCTCTTATAAAAACCCTGCCAAGCTGACTCAGCATCAGATTTAGCTTTAGCCGCTTCTGTTTTTTGCTTGTCCATTTCTTCAATCATCTGACGAGCTTTTTTAGTTACAAGTTCATCAAATTCGTCAAATGCCGCCTCTGGATCTTCAAAGAATTTCTCAGCAATTTTCTTAGTCGCCTTATCAATCTTTGGAGTTTCAGCTTTTGGCTTTTGTGCTTCTAAAGCTTTTTCAACAGCTTCTTTTTTCTCTAACTCAATTTCAAGCTTTGCAGCGTAATCAGCCGCATCTTCCATTGTGTCGAAAGTTTTACCGTTAATCTTAATTTTCTTTTGAGCCTGTTCTGGCTTTGGAGCTGGAATAACTGGTGGCTCGTCACCATCTTGCGCAACCGCTTCAAGCGTCTGACCGTCCACAAATGGATTCTGAAAAACAGCTTCAGCCGTTTCTTCCGCTGGAGCCGCAGCTTCAGCTTTTACTTTTTCTGTTGCAGCCGTTTCAGCTTCAGTTGCAGCCTCAGCCGTAACTTTAGGTGAACCACCTGTTTCACGCATCTTTCTAAATTCCGCACCAAAACTCATAGTCTCTCCTTAGTTTATTTTATTTGGTCTTTATTGAGTTCGTAATTCGCTTGATTTCCATTTGATTGCATTTTGCGTAACTGAATTTCAATTTCTTTCAACGCCTGGATATAGGCAATATCAGCAATGAAATCTTTTTCGCCACCAACAAATTTTGAACAAGCTAGGTCCATTCTTTGCTGCTGTTTTAATTTAATCAATGGATAAAGAACTTGATCTGCCGCGCTAATAACGCGTGCGTCGTTCATTGAGTTAACTAGTTTTTCACTCATACTAACAACCTTTTTTAGTTCCAGACTTTTTGCCTGATTTTTTCTTCATTGGTTTTTTCTTAGCCATAAATTCTCCCTTCTTTAGATTGATTGAGGACTTAGCGGTTGGCTACTTGCCATTGGATTAAGGTCGCCTTGATTTGTTTCCGCCGCTACGTTTGGTATTTGCGACATTAAATCTGGGCCGCCTTGAACGGGAGAGCCATCGTCTTCATTAAGGCTTCCGCCTTCGTCTTCTTTAGCTTCAAGTTTGAATGTCTTGATGTCAAGACTTCGCATAATCTCAGTTAATAGCTTTTCGATAGAATATTTTTTCATGAACGCTTCGGTAAGCATTGGGTTTGAAAAAATAGTTTGGAGCATGGCTTGAAGTTTTGTGAAGTCCTTCATTTTATTTACAACAGCAGAAACACCGTAAGCTTTAAACTTGCATGATTGAACTGTGTCAGCAAAGATTTGTTCTTTGCCCATTCCAAGTAATTCATTAGCCAAAGGTTTTCCAAGCAAAGCTTCAACTTCTTTTGAATCAAGGTCAGTCATGTTTTGAGCCACAACCTTCCATGCTTTTGATAAAAGCTGAGTCATGAATCCAGAATTTTCATCACCTTCAAGGTTCTTAATCATTCCAGTAAACATATTATTTAAAGCTTGAGAATTTTCTACGATAGCAGTTGCACGAACATTATTTGAATCACCACCGCCTGACCTGATTTCGTTTGTGAACATTGCAGCCGCAGCTTCCTGATTCACAATTTGCAACATGTTGATGGCTTCAGATGGCGGAGTGCCAGTGTAAACTGACTCAAGGACTTTCATTCCTGGAGGGCAAGAAGAATTTACTCTAAGGGTCGCACCTTGTTCAATTCCATTTGCCACTTGCGCTGGATCTGCTAACCAGTCGTCACGAAGTTGCTTAATTCCATGAACTGACATAATTCCAGAATCTAAAAGAAGATTGAAAATTTCATTTGCTGACAGATTTAAGCTAGTAGCTGCATCCATAATAGCTTTTGGCCAAACAGCGTGTGGTGTCGATAAAAGCGCCGCCGCAACATAAGGAGATTCTTGGTGCCAATAAGGATTTTCAGTGGGCTTTTCAATTACGAATCTGTCATTTGCAATAGTACATTTTGCATTTTCAAATAGCACTTTGCCTTCAGAATCTAAAATTTTACCCCAGATTTCTGTTATTTTTACCTGTCTGCGATAGCCTGGATTTGCGACATCTTGGCCAGTTTCACGAGCTTTTTTCCACTCCTGATCGCTTCCAGCAGAATCAAACGAACCAGTAAGCTGTTCTACTGCTTTTTTATCGTAAATTGCGTCTGGTCCTTCTGAAAGAGCAATAAGATCATGAAGATCCATGTAAATGTCTTCCATTTCATAAAGCTTTCGTCCAGTTGGATCTGGATAATAGTCTTCATGACGAACTAAGCAAATATCAAGCTGCCAACACTTGTCTTCACGCATGACAAGATTCTTAACTGGTCTAAATCCCTTGAACTTTCGCTCAACAACGTATTTTGGCTTGTTAACAAACTTCCCAGTGACCTTAGCGATAATCAAACCGCCAAGCATACCAAGTTTTGCAGCGTCACCAGTCTTTTTGACGAAACCGTCTTTTTGTAGCTGACGATTAAGAAGCCTGTAAACAGTACTTGGCTTGATCTTTAAATCATCGGCTTCAATTCCGTCTTGAGAGTCAACCGAAAACCATTCGCCAATGTCTAAAAGACCTTGCTGAATCATATTTGCGTTTTGCTCTACTGCGGTTGCAACTTTTGGGAGGAATTCTTTAGATTGTCCAGCTAATTTATGGCTCCAATCCTGTTTTAAATGGTAAGCATCAAAGTTCTGCTTGTTTTGATCCATTCGAGATTGTTTAGCCTGTGATGCTTCTTGTCTGTAGTTTACAACACAATTTATGATGTCGCTATCTTTGTAGTCGGCCACTGTTTAGCTCCTTTGCATAGGATGGATTTGGAATATTAAGTCCCTCTTGAGTCACTTTCATATTCTTAACTCCAGAGCAAATATATTGTATGGTGTCGTGAGGATGCGAAGCCATGTTTTTTATAGGTCGTAGCTGACTTGGAGCCACATCAAGGTTTTTTTCTGGGTAATGGTAGCCGCCTTTGAATCCCTTTACGGAAACTGGGCATCCTTTTTCATAAATCTGAAAAGAAGCCTTACCTTTATCAAGAGTCGTTAAGAAATCGGCTACTGACTTACGTCTGCCTTCCCATGTGATCGGACCAGGCATTGGATTAAAGCCATTTTTCGCAACTGTCATAGCTGTTTTGCGCTCGTCATTGTCGTTTCGATTGAATCCAGACGGATCAACCCAGCACTTCCAGTTTTTCTTAAGGTCAGAATGAGTCGGAAACATTAATCGAAGCTGTGAGACCACCATTGGCACGAATCTTTCAGCTCCCATATTAACCGCTGTAAACTCTTTGAAGAAAGTTATTGTGTTTCCTTCATATTGAGCCACAGTTGCCGCTGGAGTAAGCCCAAAATCAAAGGCAATTAGCAAAGGAAGTCCAGGGCTTACGGCTGGTTCTTCATGTAAAATGTGAATATCTCCGAATTCTGGGTAAACTGGCATTCCTGAATAAGTATCCCAATTCAATTCATACTCTCGAAGGTACTGCTGAATAGGCATTGAGTTCTTGATCGATTCTTTATAACTCGGATCGCGTTTAGTCGGGTCAGCCGTGTAATGAATCTCAAGAACAGCAAACTTGTTTTTCTTGTTCTTCCAAAGACGTACCCCTTGCATGGGTACAACGTAATTAGGCGTATGATCTGCAATTTCAATATCGCCCTTTTCGTCCATAGCATCGTAACAAAGTCGCTTAAAGAAACCTGGCGCAACTGATGAAACTAGTGTCATTCTGCCACCACCATCAATCGTCGGGAAGGTTGCAGAGTAAAATTCCTCGGCCTTATCCCAGAAAGCTGATTCATCCCCGAAAACCCCAGAAAAGGTGAACTGACGGAGCTGATCGGCCCCTTGAGGAAAGCCCTGGATTTTAGAGTCCATTGATTTTGAGTAAAGGTAATTAAATTTATATTCGTATTCTGGGATTAGTTCCCTAGGAAACAAATCATTAGGAATGTGATCTAAGAAGAACTTTGCTCGTAAAACAAGCTCATTAGCATCATCTTCCTTCTTTGATACGAATGCGAAGGATCGCACACGATTAAAGATAAATTCATGGGTGTACAAGGCAATGGTCGTCCAAGAAAACGTCATACGGCGGGTTTTAGGAATAGCTAGAAGGGGATAAAGCTCCCATATCTTTGCGTAAAGCCTTAAATACTCTTTATTTGGCAATGTTTTTACTGGGCTTTTTACGTCTACCTCATCACGAGTAAAACAAAGATTGATGACAAAATCCCACTTGTTTTCTTTGTAGTGTAAATATTTCTCAAGTGGACTAAGGCTGTTGATTTCTTCAAGTGTTTTCAATAAATACCTCAGTATGAGAAAATGTTTGATTTGCGAAAAAAAACACTTTGGCCACGGTTGGTGCAAAATGCATTATAATCGGTGGTATAGAAATGGTAGTCCTCTTAAGACAAAGATCAGAGAGAAGGGAAGCGGAACTTATTCTCATGGCTATCTTCTTAAAACGATAAAAAGAAAAGCCTTTAGAGAGCATAGACTTATAATGGAACAACATCTTGGTCGAAAGCTTTTGAAAAGCGAGGTTGTTCATCACATAAATGAAATAAAAACGGACAACAGAATTGAAAATCTTCAAGTAATGACACATAAGGAGCACAACAGACTTCACAAGCTTGGAAAATTTGCAAAGGGAAACTCTGAGACACACAAAAAATGTCGAACTTGCAATATAATAAAACCAAGGTCTGAGTTTAATAAAAGAAATAATTTGTTCGATGGGTGCACGGCTAGATGCACAATTTGTCATAGAAAAATGAAAAGACTTGAATCTTATAAATATCATAAATCCCAATGAGGAAAAATCCTAATAAATCCCAATGTTTTTAGGTCGCCATTAATCCATTTATTACGAACAAATAAGCCAGCTGTTCCATTAACATTTCCTTCAACAGTATTCATTAAATCCCAGCTTGATTCAGAAACCACACACATAGAGTGACCACTTATTGATGATCGTTGGGCGATGCAAATTGTTCCAAGTTCAAATTCTGTGGTTGTAAGCCCTGGGACAAGTTTTGCGTCGCGCCAGCATGTAATTGTGTGCGCAACAGGAGGGAATGGCGATTCGGTTTTAAAATAATCTTCCATGAAAGCCACGGCCACCTGAGAATGATCCAAACACCAGTCGTCCCCGTTCCCACCTGGAGCCTCTTTTCCAGTTGTTCCCTGGACCCAGCCCACTTCTTTTCCGTAGTTATTTCGCGGCCCTTCAGAAATTTTTATTCTCCCAAGAGCCCCGAAAATTGCGATGGCACACTGTTGAATGTTTTTCTCTTTGAAACAGGGAAGGATCTTTCCCGAAGGAAAAAGTTCGGCCTCTAAAAAAATTCGGAGAGAAGGGTGAAGATGTCGGTCTTTCTTTCCTCGAAGGTCATTCGTAATCGTAAGTTTACCAGTAGAATTATTCATTCCAACTACGATCATATCTAAAAGTTTCAAAGTCATCGGACCAATGTAACCTGGCTGATTCGTTTCAATTCCTTTTGCTTTTTGAAAGGCAACAAGTGTATCAAAAGTTTCCTTACCAAAAATTCCGTCCACAGTTACAT